TTTTGATCTCTTATGTTTATGTGTTTAACGAATACGTCCCGACCTTCAAAGATCGAGACGCTGTATCCGTCAAATATCTCCCCTACAAGGGAGGTATAAAATTCATCACTATAACTCACCCTTTTCTACTTTATCCATAATTCCTTCAAACTCCTTCTTGAGTTGAAGCTTGGTTGTAGAACCAGAAAGCTAACGTTGTAGAGACTTGCTTAATGACCTGCTGATAAAGATCAGAGTTTTCTTCTTCTTTATTATAGTAGTCTTCAATTTTCTCATCGTAATCAAGACCTTTAAAATACTGAATAGGCTCTTCATCCTCCTCTCTCTGAATGAAAGTTAAATGAAGAGCATACCACAGCAAGAGTTTGTTTTGGGCTTTAACATCAGCAGTATGCTCAAATAAACCTTGTAGATTAGATTCTACCTCAACCAACTCTCTCTTTACTTTAGCAATCTCTTCCTTCAGGAATTCAAGCCTTTTCTTTTGTTTGTCGTTAAGTTTTGTGGCTGAGTCAAGTTTGATATATTCATTCTGAAATTCTAAAATCTGCTTGTATAGCTTACCATACTCTTTTTGCCCCTCTTCGGTAAAAGCTCCTCCAGTATCGCCGTATTTTTTTGCAAGCATTGCTTTGGTGAGAATACCCTGCTTAATACACTTACTCATTTCGATAGTGTATTGAAGCTCAGCATCTTCTAACTCGCGGCGAGAAGGTTTCTTAATTTTTACCTCAACAGGTACTTTTTCTTTTACCTTTTTCTTAGTGATCGTAACTTCACCAGTCTTTCTATTCTTTCTAGAGGATTCTTTTTCAACCTCTTTTTCTTCGTCAACTGTGAACTGATATAATAATTTTAATTCCATACTCCTATTTAAATATAAATTCAACTCTGTAATTTTCTATTTCATTTTGTACGTTACGCAAACTCTCGTTGCCAAAGTCCAAAATCCTCTTTCTAATCCAAGATATTTTATCTGGGGTGAAATGATCTGCAGCTTTTATTACTGGATGATACTTTTGCGGGATTCCCTCATATAGTTTATTATAGTGAAAATCGTGGTCCTTTTTCATATCCTCGACCATAATCAACATCATTTTAAACAATGAAGACACTTCATCTCCAGACCTCTTGTTTAAATTTTTTTTAGCATTCATCCTTTATCCTAGTTATTATAAGAAAAAATGTGTAATTATCTACATGGCTGGTTTTTTATCTTCTAATATGGAGTCTACAATCAATACAATGTACGACACATTGCATGAGACTTTCGCGCAAACTATCACCGTTTTCAAGAACTCTAAAAGAACCGTGATTTCTACGACTTCTAGATACAATAATATCTATGGTAGAACTGATACTGGCTCTAAATCAAACGTACAATACACCACAGAATCTCAAACTTTCGAAGCTAGAGTTTACTATGTAAATATGGATGAGGAGTATTTATCCAATAATGACAACCAGCAAGGAACTCAAAATAAAATCATTTTACCAGATGGTTCTGTTAAGATTGTTGTAAAAAGCGATGCTTACGAGTTTCTACAAGAAGCGCGGAGAGTTGAGTTGGATGGGATTAGATTCGCTATAAAAAGTGATGGATCTCCTCGCGGCCTAACCATAAATAAATTTTACACTTTTTTACTCACCCCAACTGACGAATAATGGCCCGTTTACCTAGAGATGTTCAGATGGTCATACAAAAGAAGGCTCCAAGAGCTTTAAAAAGACCATTTGAAAAAGAATTTAAGAAGCGTTTTCTTAAGGTTAAATCTGCCATGATCAAAGAGTTTCTTAGTCATCCAGTAACTATTGAATTGATGGGTGGACCAAGTAGTAGTAATACTAGCGGCACTTTGGGGGGAATCTCTAATCTCTTCGCTTTTATAGGCTTTGACTCTTCTGATAAGCCTATCGAACCTATACTTCAAATCTTGGAGAATATGAATTATAATTATTCAGGAGAAGCTAAAATTGGGGTAACATTCTATGTAAATATACCTGAAGCTGCTGATATTTTCAAAGCTACTCCAATGCCTTGGGCTTCAGGGAGAAGCTGGGCCAAAGGAATAGAAACGGGTATATCTGGCTTAGGCTACCTACTTAGAAAAGACAAAGGTCGCTCAGGTAAAGCTATACAATCAAAAAGAAAAGTAAGATCTCAGAGATTCCAAAATACTCAATATATTTCCGCTTTGATTAAAAAATATAAAAAAGAATTTAATAACATCAAATGAAAGAACAATTCGTACATACGCTAACCAATTCGTTTATGCTTTGGTTTGATCACTTTTTGTTGGAGAAGGGGGAAGCTTTTTCAAATCAAACAGGGACTTTCTATCATACTCCAGATGATTTCTTGAGTGATTCTTATGTCCCATTTTCTAGCCCTTACAAACAATTTGTGACGGATTCATCAATTGCTGGAGCGACTTTACCTACAGAAATAGCAGGGGATTCCCATTATATTGATTATGATAATGGACGTATCGTAGAAACAGGCTCTAACTATACCTCAAGCTCTACAATTACAGGCACTTTCGCTGTTAAAGACTTCAATATCTATTTTACTAATGAAACAGAAGACGACTTAGTCGTAGAGAATAAATATGAAGTAAATTCAAGAGTCCCCACATACAATCAGTCTGGAATAGCTCCTTATGATCAAGTAGTGCCAGCAGTTTTCTTATCTACAGCTACAATGGAAAACCAAGGGCTAGCTTTCGGAGGAGAAGAAGCGACAACAGTAAGGGCTAACGCTGTAGTCCTTTCAGATGACCCATACAAATTAGATGGAGTCTTATCAATTTTCGGAGATTCTCACAATGAGGTATTCTACCCAATACCCATGAGTGGACATCCCACCAACGAATATGGAGACCTAAAAGGAGGAACATATTCATACGATACGCTGTCTAACACGTATAGTAATACCAAACCTTTTTTAGTAGAAAATGTAACTACTTCAAAACTAACAGACAAAGCAAGGAAGTCCTTAGCTAATGATCTTTATGTCGGATTTATTGATTTTGACTTAAAAGTTCATAGATTTAGATTTTCTTAATTTCATAAAACATCAAAAATATTGTAAACATTAAAAAATAACTTATTATGGCCAAAAATAGAGTAATTTATCAATCAGAAGCTCTTTACGTCAGTAAAGACGCTGCCGCAACAGGCGTACTCGATCACAAACAACTTAATCGTGTTCAGTCTGCAAACTATAGTTTTAACATATCCCGTCAGGATGTTAATCAATTCGGACAACTTTCTAAAGTTGGATCAATGGTTCTTGAAGCCCCTACTGTATCTATGGATACTTCTTATCTCGTCACTGACGGGTTCAATGAGAGAGCTTTAGGATTTTACGTTGCTAACACTACTAATAAGACCGAGAAGTCTTTTATCTCTGGGTTCTTAGCTGATGGAGACGGTAAAAACTTTTATGTTACCACTGTCCCAGAAGGAAAAGACGCTAACGGGATAGCTGTTTCTGGAGCTAATAATGATGCTATTGGCATCGGTAACGCTTACCTAACCGATTATACAGTGGATCTTTCTGTAGGATCTCTACCAACAGTTTCAGTCTCTTTCGAAGCTGCAAACATCAACTCTTCAGCTGGAAACTCTCTCGAAACTCCAGCGGTTAGCCAAGCCAGCGGAACCAAACTTCATGATGGTCTTGCTAGCGTAGCTCTACCAGATGCTACAACTGGAAATGTTAATGGAGAAATAGCTCTTCGTCCGGGAGATGTCACTATTGATATCTCGACTTTTGATGGGCAAACTATTGTCGATATTGATCCTTTGGATAATGACGGCGCTCACATTCAGTCTGCATCACTTTCTATCCCGCTTTCTCGTTCACCCTTAGAAAGACTCGGTACTAAGTTTGCATATGCTCGTTCTGTAGATTTCCCAGTCCAAGCCTCTCTATCTGTTAACGCTATTGTTAATGAAGTTACATCAAGAAACCTCGCTGATGTTATTAATGATGAGTCTAGTAAGACTGTGACGCTAACCCTCAAGAATGAGAATGGATTTACTGCAATGAAGTATACCATGAAAGGCGCTCAACTCGTAAGCGAGTCGTTCTCCTCATCAATTGGATCTAACAAGAGCGTCGATCTGACCTTCACTACTTCTGTAGGAGGCCCAGACGATGTCACTAATGGAGTCTTCGCTAGTGGAATTAGCGCGATAGCAGCTTTCTAATAGCATAAATTAAACCTTCAAACAAAAAGGGCGGTGTTTCTACCGCCCTTTTTTTATGTATAGTTTGTGGATATTAGAGAATCTGACCCGTGAAAAGCTCACCGTCAATCCCACCAACTTGCTGCGGGGCAGCTTGGTATATATTATATCTAGCCGCTAAATCGTCTACCTTAGCCTTAGAATCGCTTGCAAGCCCTCTGTAGACTTTGGCCACCTCATTTCGGTTAACGAACGTCACAGCGGATTCTCCGTCCCTTAAAGACAATATCTTATTATCGCTCGTTGCGGAAGTTATGCCTCGCAAGGCATTTCGCGATTGTTTCGTGTAATAATTATATAAATAAAGCTCTTTATGAATAGATTGAGCTTCAGTATCAAGAGAAGCATTAGCCCCGCTAAAATCCTGATAAATCAAACTATTTAATTGACCCAAGTTATTCTCTAGCCAAGCCTCGATAGAGCCTGATGCTACTACACCAGTATCACTATCAAATTCATCTGAAAAGATCTCAGTCGCCAAATTACCAATTACACTCATACTTTATATTACACTATTCAGAATCGTTTTGACTTGAGTTCTTTTTCTTAGACCATTTCTTTTTATTGGTCCATTTTTTCTTAGCTTGCTCGTCAGCTTTAATCTTACCGACAGACTCTAGCATATCTTTGATTTCTGAGCTAGCTTCAGCAAACATAGGTTTTGGAGCCGGAATAGGAGAGTTCTTAGCTTTATAGCTCTGAAACTCTTTAAGAATCATCTCACGCAGGATAGATTTATCATAATTAGGATTTATCCCGACTTTAGAAGCTAACCCTCTGAGTTCTGATTTCCCATAAGAAGCGAGCTTTTGCTTAAGCTCAGCTGAAGTTTCCGCGCCAAAATAATTGTTTTGGCCGTTACCATATGAAACGTTTTCAAAATTGTCCATATACTATTATACACAATATCTTAAAAAATATACAAAAAAAAGAGCCGCCCCCGTAGGAGCGACTCTAAGATTAAGCACCAGCTATTAAGCTGCGTCAATGATAGTAGCGGTAAGGGCGCGGTTATCGAGAACCATACGACCTTCTTCGATAGAACCGAAGTAACCGATCTTCTGTTGGCGAATGCTATACTGATCATCAGCAATCAGGCTAAACTCACCACCAGAGTCTTCATCAACAGCTACAGCACGGACGAGAGACTCGCGAGAGCGATCAAGTCCAATGACAAGGTCATCAGCAGCACTATTGAAAGTAACTCCACCGTGAGTTCCAGAGAACAGCTTAGTGAAGCGCTTTCCAGCTCCAAGCTCAAGGATCTCCATGATAGAGATACCGTAGAACTCAGGAAGACCAGCACTGTTGTAAACGCTCATGCGAAGCTCATCAGGAGCAGCGATGCCGTTAGTGCCAGTTCCACCTACAGGACCAGTGTTAGTGTTGATTGGGTTGTAAGCGATAGCGCGAAGCATCTCAATAGTTTCAGGAGAAACAATGAGGTCGGTAATTCCCCGTCCCTGTCCAGCAGCAGGAGTCCCGCCGAGGAAAGAGGTGTTAATGCGCTTAGCAAGAGTCATCATCTTGTTAAGGTCATCAAGAACGAAGTTTTTACCAGCAGCAGTAGCGCGAACGTGATCTTGGCTATTAGTCTCAGCGTCCTGAAGAGATCCCATGATTAGAGAAGCAGAAGTAGTTTCCTGCTTAGCAAGGATTTCCTGAGCGGCGCGGGTGAAGGTCTTAGACACAACATCCATGCGAGACTTAGCGGCGTAACGACGATCAAAGCTGACAGCAGTATCCAAGCTATAAGTAGCGACTTTCATCTCTGATGAAGTAGGAAGCACTTGGTTAGTTGGGAGACCGCCAGCATGAGACTGACTGTAAACTTTCACATAATCTTCGTCGTTGATATCGTAGTAGAGATCAAGAGGAATTGAAGGATTGTCATCAGCGTTAAACTGAAGAGCGGTGAAAAGATTTGAAAGAGTAGGTGCGTTGTTAATAACCTCTGCAAGCACAGGCCCAATAAACTCTGCAAGAGCTACTTGAGCTTCGTAAGCGACAGTGCGATTACGAGAAGCCATAGCTTTAACCAACTCGATTTGTTCTGGAGTTCTTTTTAAAGTGATTTTCATTTTCTAGATTCTTTCTATTAGTTGAATTTGAAGACAAGATACTCACCACCGAACTGATCAGCGACACCGTTTTGGGTGGCGCGACTTCCTGTTCCGATAATAGTTCCGAAACAGCCACTATCAACAGGAGCGCAACCAGTAACGGTTCCAGCAGTAGAAGCCTTAATTCCGTTTCCGATAATTAGGTCACCACCAAGATCACCTTGGAAAGCGGCGCTAGCGATAGTAAAGATACCTTTAGTAGCAACAGGAATAGCTTGTCCGGGGATAGCAGCCTGAAGCTCAGCAGCTTTCTGAGGGTTGTAGAGGAGCTTCTCTCCGTTCTCATCATTTTTTGCGGTTTGCATAAGGGTTATACCAAGAGGTATATCCCCGGCTCCAGCTGGCTCAACCTCTAAGCTAACTTTAGGATACTGATTGCGTCCAACATGTGGATAATCAGTTTTACCAAGGTAGCTGTCGGCTCCGTAAGAAACGGGGTCAGCATTGAAGTTTCCGGCTCTCACCTTAACGAAAGTTCCAGCATCGCCAGAACCAGCATCGGTGGTGTTATCGAGTACCATCCCATCGGATGCTCGAAAGAGATTGACGACATCATGTTCGTCATATTGTCTGAATGGAAGAATTTTTAGTCCCATAATATTATTTTAGTTTAAGTTAAGAAATTTCTATGTTCTCACGGGAGAACGCTTTTTTAAATTTATCAACGAGGCTCTCTTCCTGAGAAGCAACAGCTTCGTTATTATTGGAAATGTCGGCGTCAACCTGTTGCGCGTTGTCGAGAGCTTGCTCGACATCAACTTCTTCCGAAGCATTAGCGACACGTTTAGCGACTTCCTCATCAATACGAGCCTGAATCTCAGCCTCGAAAGCTTCTTTATTAGCTTTACTCTTATGCTTCCAAAGCACTTCAAGTTTATCAGAGTAAGAAGCAAACACTTCTTCAGTCTCATTAAGAGACTTCACTTCTTCAGCAAGGAACTGACGGTCTTCATCGGAAAGTTCGAACTTGGAATCAAGTTCGTCCATACGCACATTGAAACGAGCGACAGCCTCTTCAGCTTTTTTCTCGTTTTCAAAAACGTTGATCCGATCATTTGCTTCAGTGAGCTTAGTTTCAAGCTCAGTGACAGAAGCCTTAAGATCTTCATACTCCTTTTTGACAGCTTCCTTTTCGCTCTGAAGAGCCTCTTTCTCTTTCAAAAACTCTTCGTTCTTTTCACGAATCGCGTCTGAAAAAGTTTGAGTCATGGAAGCGACAGTTTCTTCACCGATTTTTTTCTCGATAAGAATGTCTTTAAGTTCGTTAACAATGTTATCCATAGCTATGTTATTTTCTTTTGTTACAGTTTTTTTATCTTTTTGTGAAAATTTATCTTGATCACTATCTTCTTGATCTTTGTAGATTCCTTTTACATCTGCGGCTGGATTAGAAGTAAAACCTATACCCAATGGATATATTTTTCCAGTAATCAATCTATAAATAGGTTCACCCTTATCAGTTTTACCAGAACCGCCATAAGCTTTTAAGAAACCATTCATTTCTTTGATTTTATGAGGATCTGATACTATTTCAGCTTCGTTCAGCTTATCGCTTCCCACCGCTAAAACATAATTAGAGAAACCTACTTCCCAACTTGCAGATATTTTTTTATAATAAGATTCGTCTTCAGGGTCAGTTGACTTTTCTAGAAGTTCTGCAAACTGCTTGTTTGCGGATCTATAGACAACAGCACCCAATGCTATATTAAACGGATCTTTTTTATTTTCTAATTCTTCGTTCGATAAAATTTTGTTAGAGCCATAATCGCTGAAACCAGCAGTAACAATATGGCCCACAATCTTATCTTTATTATGCTCAATATTAGTAGGCTTATGTATAAACTGATCGTTATACTTTAAAGCAGTGGAGGTATCAATACCATCACCGTTCCTATTAAATACATTAACAACGGCAGCGTTAAATGATACCCCTAATAGGTCTACATTCTTCTCAAAGTCAATATTTTTAGGGACTAAGGAAGAAAGCTCATTTAACGAAGCCTTAGATACGAACGCATCATCTATTTGATGAGCAAAAATTTCAGATTCAAAAGTAGTTGTATACTTATAAGGCATCTTACTTTTTCTCCTTAACCTCCAGTTTTTCACCTTTTGGATCAGGCTCCTCTTCATCATCTTTTGATAAAAGTTTCTTTTCAGCAGCTTCAGAGTCTTCCTTACTGATTTTACCATCCTTCTTCATTTTATCAAGGATAGCCTTCTGTAATGCAGGTGGAAGCTTCTTTTGTTTATCACTGAGTTCTCCTTTAGTATCGTCCATCATCATGGCTCGCATCTTGTCGTATTTAACGGCGCAAGCGGCGTAGGTAGCTTTTGAGTCCATACCTTCAGTATCGGTCAAAGCTTTATCGTCTGATGCACACATGCTCATATAAGATTTATACAAACCCTGCTTCTGATCCGCTATACTTACTAGCAATGGATACTTCTGCTTCCCCATTTTCAAAACTGACAGTTTTTTCAAGAGGTACTTTAATGTCTTCTGGATTAATTTTCATGACTATGATATAAAATTGCTGACGGATAAACTTCTAAGTTATGCTTATTAGATACACTTAAAACTTCGTTCATCACATTTAATTCTTCAATAAGTTCGAAATCATCTATACAAGCTTCAAGGGTTTGAGTCCAATTTCCACGCTCAGAAGCGCAAATAATTGACTCACATAGTTTAGTCACCATCTCTTCTTGTTGCTCATTTAACTCCCCGCCAAACTTCTCTTCAGCTCTTTCTCTAGCTATAGAATTAAAAGCTTCTACAGCGTAAATAGTGGTCTGGATGTTTGTTCTGGAATATTCTGCGTTAGACAATTTTTGGTCCTCAACTGTGGTGGTCCCATGAGGTCTACCAGCAGATTCAGGGGTGCTAGCCTTTTCAGGAGCTTCGTCTTCAATCATTGGGACGCCGCCGACAATAGGATTATAAAACCCTTCTTTTCTTTGTTCTATAAATGTAGTTTGAGCTGGAGCGATATCTTCTGCATTTGGAAACTGACCATTATGGAACATTTCCATGCCTTGTTGAGGAGTGAGAATGCCAAGCTCCATAAGACGGGTAGAAACACGCATAAGTTGCGTTTCATCGCGCATGTCAATATCCTTCATCGTCGCAGTAGGATAAGACTTAAACCCAAGACTATTAGCTATTCTTTTAATCTCTCTTTGCAGGAAATCATTTAAGAAACAGCTTCTAGCTTCTTTAAGGCGGTCAATGAATATTTGGGCTTTGACTTGTGTTGAATTATATTTTTCATCCCCAACGACAATGTTTTGTAAACCTTGTTTGATATCATCATTTAAGATTTGATATTTTGCGGGTCCAAGGACTTTATTCAAGTCTGGGATAACAAAATTAGCTTTAGTTGTATAGTCTGATACTAGAACCCGGCCAACACTCTCATTTTTAAAGAGGTGCTGCATAGCATTAATATTATTAGCATTTACGCCACCTTTTTCAGGCTCAGAACCCATAGTGATAAGAAGTATAACATTCTCGACAGTACGGGTGATTGCTTGATCCATCTTCTTTAGTTCAAGCTTGGCGTTTATATCCTCTAAGACTGGATATCCAAATGGTACTGCAAATGGCTCATAATCCTGTTTCTTATAGAATGAAAAACAAAGACGCTTAGGGTCTAATTCAATTTTAATTCCATCTGTGTAGTATGACCCATCTTTAACGAGTTTCTTCATCTCAGGGTCTAAAGAATCATAAATTAACTGATCTTCTTCTGTAGATGGGTTCTGCAAGCGGGAAAGCTCATACTCAGACAAGACTTTTTCATATGCCCCAACATTAAATGTCGTAGCCCTTTTAGATACGATATCGAAAGGGTTTAAAAGCACATACTTGACTGGAATCTTATTGGCTGAAGGGTTAATAGCTCCAACTTGATTCATAAGCCTAGCATAGTCTTCAACTTCGAATTCCCCGTCAAATCTATAGATAAAGATATTACCACTACGATAATACTCACGGAAATATTGATCTTTTAGATTTTGCAGATTAATCCTCTTAAAAAACTGGTGGAAGAACTCTCGACTCTTTTTAGTCCCACCCTCTAAGTAAATTTCAGTGTTTGCGAACTCAGACATAACGTCTACAGCGTTTCTGAAAACCGCAACGTTAGCATAAGCTTTTTGGCATAATTCAATACCCTCACGAACGTTTACGCCATCAGACGCATACTCATAAGGAAGCATACCCTTCCGTATGCTAGAAAATCTGTCGATAGTGTTCCTGACTGCCGAACGATTAATCCTTGCTGAATTACCAGAAGCTTTAGTGTTGTTACGCGCTACAGATACACTTCTATATGAAGCGTCTGACGTATAAAATGATTCACCCAGTAATTCTGGGGTATATGATTCTTCAGAAGCTTGGCTCATCGCTAAATCTTCCAAATTGTTATTCTTACTGAATTTCTTCCAGTAATCTGATCGTTTCGTATACTTCCTTGCCATTGCACTATTATATTACACAAAAAGTTACTTTCTAACTTTTAAAAGTTAAGAAATAAACATTGGGGTAAATGTTTCTGTAACATCAGACCCCTGATCGTCTAACATATCGAAGTATACATTCATACCCCAGTTGCCTAATACTAAAGCAGAATAAGAGTCTTTCCGGGCTTTGTCAGCGCCTCTCTGCTTACGAAGGTTAGGTGGAAGATCAAAACTTTGTGTGCCTTGTGGGGAAGTAGTAACTTGGACCAAAGCGCATTGAACTTTTATAAGATCCATCATATCTCTTTGGTGTTCTACAAAATCAATCATCTTAGCCCCTTTATTCTTTTCTTCAGCATCTTGATTCCTGAAGAACTTAAGCTTCTCAATAGGAATGTTAGCTTTCCTTTGCATATTGTAGTTGTCATCCATAGCTGCCCCAGCAAAGTAAATCCTCTTGTGGTCAAACGCCGCTTGTAGACTCTCATTAGCAAAACGAATCCATGTAGAACTAGGTTTTCTTAAAAACACAAATTTTCTTGATGGTTTATCTATAAGTTTCTTTAACTGTCTAATACCTTTAGGATAGTCTTTGGGGTTATCTAAATCAGCCTCAACTGTATCTATTTTTAAATTTAATTTTTTAAATATACCACTTTCTTTACACGCACTGAGAAACTGGACACCTCCATTGTAGTCACCTACAACCATTTCAATATTAAAGTTAGTTAGCAAGGTAAGCCATATACCTAATATGTGTTTGAAGGTTCGACCCAGAAACGGCGTAGCTATGCACTACAACGCCTTTCCTCGTCTCTGGGTGGATCTTTATCAAAAGTATAGCGAAATCGTCTGAGCTTTCACTCTCGGACCAAGAAGGGTCAAATGCGAGGATATACTTAGAGTTTGGTTCACCAATAACTTCCACACACTGCCCTTCCCCGTCAGGAATAGTACATACAGCCATTTTACTGACTTTGAAGTATCCAGAGCTGTCATCCGTAAACACAGCTCCAAACTCTCGATCAAACTGAGACTGACTCATTGTTGATTTAGATTGGTTGATTAAATTTTGGTCATATAGTTGTGGGGGCGCACAATCATAACTAAAATGCATAATAACCCTATGAGCGCCATCTTGTTTATTCTCGTTAATTATTAATGATTCGTATTGTTGGTATAACTTATATAAATATTCAAATTTATACGATGCCGATGATAAACCAATAATTTTGTTGTTTGGCCAACGGGTTCTTTCTTCTTCCGTCATTTCGCCCTCTTCGATCATCTTAGTTTCAAGGTCGTAGACCTCTTGCCTCTCTGTAGGGTTTTCAACAACAGACAGGAATGGCATGATAACCTCATTATAAATCTTTTCAGGCATCAGGAGAAGCTCATCTATGATCATTCTCTGGAATCGGAAGCCTCGCAACTTTTCTCCGTCTCCCAGAGGTAAAGCTCTAATACTGCTAGTGCCTATCTCCATAACCCACTCATCATTCATTTTTGATGTCCTTGTGATACATTGAGACAAGAATTCAGCTTTGGGGCTTTTTGCAATATCCTCAATCTTTTTGAATATCATCTTGGACTGACGAAATGATTTCGATATAATCCCAATCTGTACACCTTGATTCATTATGGCGTCGAGAATAGCGAACACAGCAGTAGAGAATGACTTACTCATACCTCGACTCCATATCCCTAAAAAATAATCAGTTTCCATCATAGACTTAATAGCCATATGCTGAAACGGAAACAACTTTACACCTGTAAACAATTCAGATGTAAAAGATGGATTCTCTCTAAGGAACTTATATAAAAGCAGCTTAGCCTCGCTTTCTTCGATGTAACCTTCTTTGGAAAGTATCTCTTCGTTTACTTCTCTGAACTTCCTGTAAAGGTTCTGATTGCCTTCTATCCAAGCCATTTTTTTCTAATTCTTTTTCCCAAAAATATTGCAAGTCAACATTCCACAGCTTCTTGCCACAGCAGAGGATCTTGGGTATTAACGCCTCACTGCCTTCTCTAGATCCGCTAAACACAAATTGGCAACAATCACTAAATTGTGCTTCAATGGATCTCATTCTGCTAAATACAAATCCCATATTGAATTTCTTATAAGCAGCACTATTTGTTTTATAAATTTTATTATAATCAGCCTCAACAACAATAAATAAGAAACACCCCAAACTTTGACATCTTTCTATCTCGCGAATAAACCTAGCATAACCATTTGTCACGGTAGCAGCGAAATCTTGGAATGATTTCCTCTCTGCATGAGTGTGAGTATAGTTTTTTGGGGGTAGTGTATAATCACCAAAATCTAGCTTAAAAACAATAGATTTTTTAAAATTTAAAGGTTTATTCTCTCTTGTGTCTATCCAGACCTCTTCGTCGCTGTAATCTTCAAAAAATTCTTTACATACATTCTTTCCATACGCAGGACTTACCCCTACTTGCTCACAGAATGCGTTGTAACCGCCGAACAGCTTTTTTATGACTTCTAGCGTAGGCCAGTCGCCCGTCTTCAAATACAGGCTCGATGGAGCATGTTTAAGGTTCTTGTTTTCTATTCTTTTTTTGAATTTCTCCAAAATATATTTTTTCACTTCATCTTTAGGCGCTTTCTCAAACCAGAGGTTCATGTTTCTGGTTGTGTTGAAATCTGTAGAGAAGTACCTCTTTGCGTCTTTGAATTCGATAGGTTTCTCAGTCAGTCTATCGAAACGTGGATAATGTTTGACATAGTAGTCACCAAGCAGCATATCGTGCTTCTTGATGTGCATATGCAGACCACGTTGCGTATCAAACGCCTTTCCACACTCTTTACATTCAAATTGCATCGTCTTGATTAATACCTAATATTCTCGCCTTCCACTCTGCCATACCCTCCATCCGCTCAGCCTCTTCTTTAATTAGCTTTTTTTGCATTTCTGCCATGCGAACCATATTTTTCCGCTCTTCCTCTTCTTGAAACATCTGGACGATGGCCAAAAACGATGCGTTGTCCTTCTGGTTCTTCTTCATGCGTTCAGCCCGGTCTCCTTGAAGCTTCTTTGTTAAGTTCTCAATTCGGGTCTCACATTGATGATATTCTTGTGATTTAGCTTTTATAATCTCCGCAAGACGCACGGTCATTTCGGTCTGGTCATCAGCAACGTCAAACATCTCATTAAGCTTATTTAAGTGAGCTGAAACAACTTCTAAGTTAATGACCTCTTTGCACACGTTCAGGTATAAGTTAATTTCGTCTGCAGTTAAATCGGGCTTATCCCAACTCAAACGAATGAATTCCTGTTCGAATAACTCCCTGTCTCCCTTATTAAGATAATTATTGATGATTTTTAAAAATCTACTATTGGATAGATTGATTTGGAGCTTTTCTATACAGATTTGCTTTTGCCTATTTAATTTACTATCATCCAAACCTAATCCTGTAGAATCATTAATCTTCTTAACTACACGGCTTTGACTTTTCGGTGGAACGTAATCACTTACAGCAGCGGAGTCTTGTGACGGTACGAAGTCTGGATTTATCTCGTTGATATGTGCAAGAACCGTTCTCTGCTCATTACTTAGTGGCTTTACTCTTTTTTCTGGGAATATAAGCTTGGCAATCTCCAACGACGACATTCCCTCCTGAGCTTGCTGCATAATAAACTCTTTTTGAGAATCGTTTAATTCAATTTTGTCTTGGGGTTTTCGGCGTGTTGTTTTATAATCAATATTATTCTCTATTAGATATTTACGAACAGCCCTACCCTCCTTCGTCCGACCATCTAAATCATCATCTCTAAAACATTTTTGGGTGAGTTCATTTAAATTTGTGACTTTGTTCACATTATTTTTTATATACTCTTTTTGATCATCTGTTAAATTCATCATTCTTCCCTTTCTTCTTTTAAAATCTTCAGTGCAATTTTTTGAAATTTACATTTAAGGTTCTTTACCTGTCTGTAGCCAATCTTACGATTAGTATCAGACAATTTATACCCCATATACTTAGCTACATCTTCTTCTGAACAATCCTCGAAATATAACATATAATATGCTCCATAATGCTTTTCACCAAGTTTTTTACGCATTTTTTCATTAAGCTTACTCACATCTGCATCATAATTAAAATAAGCATCACACTTAATATTTATAACATGATCAGCATCATCTAAACTTGACGCAGTTTTTAACTCCAAACCAAACTTCTTCTTCTTCGACCACTTAGCATAATCTTTGCACGAAATATCTTGATTACCACTCAATGTTTTAGCACACGACTCATCCCTCGCATGAATGCATGTGGAGCAAGGTTTTATATAAGAACCATAATGATTCCTTATAAGATTCCACATCCTATTAGTTATAACACGACTAAGCCACGGCTCCAATGGCCGTGACTGGTCCCACATGTGCCACTTCTGAGCAATGTGTGATTTTACTACCTGTTCGACATCCTCAAAGTCAAACCACTTAATAGCTTCTAAACGCCATCTCGACTTCTGCTTCTTAACTGCGCGATCTATGAGGTCTTGGAAGTCTTCATATTTCTTTTTTTCTGACATTAAGGATTGGAAGTGAAATCATCTAAATTATAAGATCCATTCCCCTTGTAGTCAGGCGGTGTATTTTGCCCAGCTAACGAACCAATAGTAAAAGTTTTAGCTTTTTCAATCTCCACATCCAGTTTACGCAGCTGAGGTACAGATTCTGCGTCAGTTTCGTCGTCTGAAACTACTGACGCCTTATTTTGGCGGGGAGCCTCCTCCACAGCCGCTTTAGATTGTTGCTCTCCACCAAAACTAGCCCCGCATTTAGAGCAAAAATTAGGTTTAGCAAAATTATATTCAATCTTAACTCCACAATTAAAACAAAAAATGTGATTCATCTTACAATTATATCAAAATTAATAAATAATTACACTAATTTCCGCTTTCCAACTTCTTAATAATGAATTTTAGTATTTTACTACGCACAATATCGCTTTCATTGAAGCTGAATGTATGAATTCCCATATCTTCTGACTCATTATCATCGAATTTGTTGAACATTGGATTAAAACCGCTCTTTCCGTTGATATCACTTTGGAAAAAGTCACCACCTATGATTATTTTACTGTCTTCTCCTATACGAGTAATCAAAGTAGTTAACTCTTTTAAGGTGAAGTTCTGAGCTTCATCAGCAAAAACCAACTTATTTTGCCAACTAGCCCCTCGTAGAAAGTTTATTGGCACTGCAGATATCTTTCCTTTCTGTTTTAAGAAGGTAGCATCGCCGGGAGCGACGATTTCTTCCATTTTATCATAGAGAGGACCAAGGAATGGGTCAAACTTCTCTGTGATATCTCCGGGTAAACTGCCTAATCCCCTATCTGCACTCTCAGCAATACTTCGAACATACAAAATATCCTTGCTAAAATCCTCCTCCATAAGTTTCAACATGCCATATAAGGACATGTAAGTCTTTGAGCTTCCCGCAGGGCCAGACACGAAGATTATTTTCGAATCTTCACTTAATATTAACTCTAAAAAACGTTTTTGTTTGGGGCTAAATCTAAATTTTCTTTTATTGAACTTAATTGATCTCTCAAAATCCGCTAACAATTGAAACGGAACCTCTTTTTCCTTAGCAACCTTTTTTCGGGCCATATGTATACTATATTACACTGTTTTTTACAGAATTACTTCTTTTATTGTAGCCCTTGTGACTAAAGTCCCACCACCATCAACAGAATAACCTTCATCAATCACATGCGCCCCAGCACTAACAGTTAAATCAAAATCAGCAGAATCATAATGAACCCCACTATTCTGGATATCATTTAACAATACCCCAAAACTGCCCCCTAATTTACTACCGCTAAAATCAATCAAAGAATTTAGACCTGTAGACTCAACATTTACATCCACTTCCACTCCATCTATCAGTTGGTTAGTCGCCCGTTGTGAACCTAACGCATAAACGGGGGTTCTTGAATATGTTTTATTATAAGTCAGGCTATTAACAAGATTAGCCGCGACCACATTACCCGCATTACTTAAAGAACAAGTATGCCCATATATAAAATCACTACTAACTAAAAGAGTATCAGTATTATTATCTATCGCCCCAGCTAAAGCAGCACTACTAGGATTGTAACTACTAAAAGTCACACTTGCGGTCACAGGTTCAAATGGCTTCACTGTAACACTAAAATTATCTATATAACATTCATTATAGGCATTACCCCCAACACTCACTAACATTGTGTTCTCCCCAGTCCCATTATACAAATCGGACATAAAATTCAATCCATCGTAACTCAGATCACTACTCCTCACAAGAAAATCCACGCTTATCTTACAGTCAACATCACCATTAAAACGTAATTGGTCATTAGGGTCGATATTCGCGGCCAATTGTCTTTTTACTTGATTTTTAGTGGAGAAATCCACTCCAACCCTAGTCCCCATAATAGGATCGCCTCCATCCACTTTCACCGCCATATTCCGATATGTCATATTTTATGTTACACATTTTTTGGGGTTTTGTCATTTTACTTATATCTTTACCAGCCACGTTTATAATTAATGGGTAGGGGGCTGTTTATAAATTGAAAATTGACTCCCCCCGCGACTTTGCGCGGTATCGTGTCAAGTGTTTTTTATTTTAATCGGGGGGGCAAAAAAAACGCACAAACACACAAAAAAAACTTGTGTTTAGTCGATCCTTGGAGTAAAATCCTCGCATGATCACAAAAGACAACATCACTAGCCTCACCAACAAGCAGTTCACTTACCACACTTCTAACAACCAGAATGTTCGGATGTATATCCTCAAAAGCATCGACCGCATTGGTGACGGGTTCGCAGTGTGCAAGGTCATCGACAAGAGTCACGACAGCAAGACCGGGAACAAGCACGTTTGGAAGACCGTCCGTTTTCACAGCATCGAAAAATAAATCAAAAAAGATGCGATTAGTGCTTGCACCCAACCCACAATTCAACTAAACTTCTCACATGACACAGCAACAAGAATACCAGAAGGAACTTAAATCCCAAGCTCGCAAGCTTCTCTCTTACCGTTTCAATTCTGAATTCAAGGGAATTCCAGTGAAGCCAACTCGCAAGATGCTTTCTGTTAGCAACAAGATCGCCAAACTCCTCATCAACTCCTCTAAGTAATATGAACACCATCCTCACCATCGCAGGGGTCATCTTCACGCTTGTCATCGCTGGCAACTTGGAGATGATCGACCACTCCGAAGATCTCGAAAAAGATTTTCAAAAAAGCATTGACCTCAACTACCTATTCAACTAAAATACCTCTGATGAAAAACCTATATACACTCAAGCCAGCCGCCCTAGAATCCAAGCTCACTAAGCGCGTAGTCACCTACGCCAATGCGGGGCAAAGCACCGTCAAGGCTGACGGTATCAGAAGCTTCCTTGTGGAAGGAATCCAGACGGACGGATTTGCCGAATCCAATGGGAAGCGTTATGTCGTCGCTGCCACCCGTGACCTCGATGACGCAGGGGAGCGCAAGTTTCGCACCCTCCACGTTGCAGGTATCACCAAGGTGCAAGGTCGCCTTGGCACCGCATTCAGAATGCTGAAAACAATTTTTTAATGTGTGTTGTGTGTATAGCCCGTCCCCTGTGGTGGGGGGCGGGTTCTCCCATGTCAAGAAATAAATCAATAAAATAAAAAGCTCTGTAACTCACTGAGTATCAACGAGTTACGGGCGAAGCCCCCGCCCCGGCCCGTAACTCACTGAGCGATAGCGAGTTACGAGGGCTTTCTCCATACCATAAAGAGGTAGTGTGTCAAGTCTTTTTTAATAAATAAAAAATGCATTTATATGTAAAAAAAGCTTTTCTTTTAGTAGATGCTATGTTATAATCCACGCATGAAAGCAAAGAAAACAGGACGCACTTACCACGAAAGAGTTTTAGATGCTAGCGAAGAACTTTGGAAGGACGCAATGAAGCGCCAAGAACAGCGCGAAGCCAACCCTATCGACTATAAAGCTAGTATGGAGACTGGCAAAGTAGTCTTTAAAAAAACAAAATAAATCTTTACACTAACCCCAACTCTACACTAGAATACTCCCATGACTAACACAGCATTTGATGTCGCCAAATCAGCATTTGAACACGCCCAAGAGAGAGCTAACCTAAACTTTGATAACTTTATGCAGGAGCAGAGCGCTGCCCGTGAGTTAGACTATAAAGTTTCCGAGGCTATCTGGCTCCTCAAGGCTACAGACCCTCACCTTGCCAAACATCTAAACGACGCTCTCACTACATTCAGAGACAACAAAGTAAAATCAGCACACTAAGACTATGAACCTACACAACTTCAAAGATCAAGATACTAAGGGCAAAGCCCTTCTCATTCTCACTTACCCTTTCGCCATTGGCATTCACTTGGGTGAATGGCTTAGGATGCGGAAGCTCCAGCGCATGATCAGGAAGTGGCTTCCCGCCGCTTGCAAGAACCCAAAGGGGCATGAGGCTAAGATGGTCAAGGAGTGGAGCAATGAGCTTCGCTGGATCTACGGCAAGTAAAAAGTTTGGGTGGCCAATGGTTTCGACGGGACGCAAGTCGCGGATGGGGGTTCGATCCCCCCGCCATCCACCAACAATCCGTCAAGTGAGTATAAACACGGTTAAGCGATCCGTAAGACGTTAAATAAGGAAGGGTCGTGGGTCTGGCATAGCCCTCGCAGAAATATGCCACTTTTTACTTGACACGGATAAAACGCTCTAACTCACTGATTAGTAAGGAGTTACGGGCGACGCCCCCGCCCCGGCCCGTAACTCGTTGATTAGTAGCAACTTACAGCTAAAAAAAATAAATTAAAAAAAGTATTGCCAAAAACTAATTCTGCGACTACTATCCCCTCATGGCAACACTACTAAATGTACATCAGTTATATGACTTTGCTTATCAGGCAGGACTCAAAGGGCAGGAGAGCATGACTTGCCCAAGGTCTTATCGGGGGTGGGTGATCCCAGAAATGTTTGAAGACGGGGAGTTGGCTATGGGGGTTTGGCGAACGGCCTATGCCGAAGCCCAAGAGTGGGTGGCCATACATGAGCATAGCGAGCAAGAGGCCGCGCAGGACTAAAACCCTCGTAACTCGTTGTGTATCAGCGAGTTACGGGCCACGCCCCGGCCCCGCCTCGTAACTCATTGAATATCAGTGACTTACGAGGTTTTTTTGTGACTTCGTTTCTGGGGTGGTGGGGGCTGTCAAGCATTATTTGGCTTATTTGTGGTTGTCGTGGGAGTTTCTAGTTATTTGTCAAGAAATATCCTGAGCTACAAAGAAACATTAAAAAACATTAAAAAAGGTATTGCACACAATCTGTTTTCTGTCATAATTCGCTTGTCGAGAGATGGTCTCTCGTTTTCAACCTAACTACTATTATGCTTATCTACGCAAAAAACAAAGTCGATTCGGAGCAACTTGCTGGAGTTCAAACCCCAGAGGGGACAGATTCCCACACTCCAATCCCGCATCACCACTTGGTGAAGATGACTCGCGAAACTCTTGGCCGCGCAGGTCTTGAGGTTACCGAGGAGGAACACGCTCTTGCCCGTGGTGGCCTTCGCTACTTCGGAGGGTTCGCCCTTAAGGGTAAAGATGTTACTGGCGATGATCGCCGCATTGTCTTGGGCCTTCGCAACGCTCACGACAAGTCTTTCGCCGCTTCTATTGCTGCGGGCAACCAGATGATGGTTTGCGAAAACCTTTGCTTCTCTTCGGATGTCAAGCTTGCTCGCCGTCACACCACCCACATTTTGGGTGACCTTCCCCGTGTTCTGGCTTCAGCCGTTGCCCGTGTCACTTCCCACTGGCAAGATATGGGCAAGCGCATTGGTGCTTACCAGCAAACCGAGGTCCGTGATGCCGCCGCCATGATTGTTGACTTGGTTGATGCCAAGGCTTTCCCTGCTCGCGACATCTACAAGGCCGTCGAGGAGTTCCGTAACCCTCGCCACGAAGAATTCAAAGGCGGTTCCCTCTGGACCCTTTACAATTCCATCACTGAGAATCTCAAGGGTGGCGATCTCACCAAGCTTGCAGACCGTACTATGCGGATGCAGTCAATTTTTGACAAGTTCGCCAATCACTCACCAGAAATTATCTCTCAGGAGGATAAGGAGTCAGCTCTAGTTTTACCTGCATAGCCCATAACGCCCCCCGCAAGGGGGGTAACTTTCCTATGAAACAACAAGATAGAACTTTTGCCGAAAATGTGGTTTTTACTTGCGCGGTTATCCTTTCCGGTTTAGTCGTCACTATAGGTCTCATCCAACTTGTCAGGATGGCTTTATAATTTTCGTGTAGACATAAGCAAAGCCTCGTCCCTTTTTCTAGTTTTTTTGGGGGCGGGGCTTTTTCTTTGTAACTCGTTGTCTATCAATGACTTACGGCCCACGTCCCGGCCCCGGCCCGTAACTCCCTATCAATCAACGACTTACAGCGGTTTTACGTGTCAAGCCTAAAGCAATAAAAAATAATTAAAAAAGATTAAAAAATCACTTGCGCCCAAACCCAAACCTGACAAAATACCTTCGCTATGAAACTACTTAATCAAGGCAATGCCAAAACTCTCAAGGGAGAGGTTCTAGGATATCGCACTTTCGGTCTCCATCTTTCCCCCGCTAATAAATCAGGATTCAATGTCTGCCAATGGGCAAGCGCAGGTTGTCGTGCCGCTTGTTTAGATACTGCGGGTCGTGGTTGCATGAGCAACGTGCAAACCTCTAGAATAAATAAAACTAAAAGATTCTTTAAGGATAACTTCGGTTTTATGTCGGACCTTAGAATTGAAATCGGCAAGGCGATCATTAGCGCAGCTAAAAAGCAAATGATTCCATGCTTCCGACTTAATCTTACAAGCGATATCCCTTGGGAGAATGTCCGTAAGGGTAGTAAAACAAATGTGATTGAAGAATTCCCAAATGTGAATTTCTACGATTACACTAAAGGGTTTTATAGAATGAGGGCTTGGCTTGATGGCAAAATGCCTGACAACTACCATCTTACCTTTTCTCGCAGTGAGGAGACTAGTGATAACAAAATGAAAACAATCCTTGAGTTAGGGGGCAACGTCGCCGTCGTCTTCCGTGGTTCACTTCCTAAAACTTACCTAGGCTATCCCGTTGTAGATGGAGATGAAAATGATCTGCGCTTTAAAGATCCTAAGGGTGTGATTGTCGGATTGGTTGAGAAAGGTCTTGCTAAAAAAGACGAAACAGGTTTTGTTGTTGAGCCAAAATGCAACTGATTCAATCTCTTATCTCGTTGGGGCTTGGATTTTGGGCCACAGTTATCGCATCGTTAATTTTACTAATTAGAAAAAGAAACTAAAATGGAAATGAGAAATAGGGACTATGAAGCCCTCAAAGACGACGGCTTGCTAAAAGCTGTCGAGGATAAAGATATAATAAAGCAATCCTCTCAAGGAAACTTTGGGATGTACGACGTATTCCCCGCAAACATTACTCGTACTGTAAGCCAAGCTTGCGACGGATTCTTTAAATCAAGAAACATTAGATATGGCACTGCATGGTATCATGACAGAATAGACAGAAAGAAAAAAATACAACAAGCGAGAGATGAACGAACCAAAAACAATTAAATTGACAGGAGTATTCCCTAAAACATTTAGAGCAACTAAGTGTGAGACGGGGAGAGCAGATTGTTGCTTTGAATATACTGACGAAAAGAAAAAAGTTTTTTTTGAAGTGAGCTTGCATGGAGCGATTGAGTTACATGAACATTTCACAGAGCTAGGGTATACAGAATTGGCCCCAAAAGTAGAATTCCCAACTTGGCATCCTAACTACAGAAAATAGATATGACAATAGAAGTAGAAAGAAAAGAAGTTTACGGTAATACCCTAACTTATGTAAAAAAAGAATCTGTCAGGAATTCCATCAAGAAACTAACAGGAAGAAAAACTTTAACCGACTACGACGTTGAAGCTCTTAAAGAGCTAGGCTTTGTCTTGGTCATTGAACAAGTAACAGAAAGAATTTAAATTATGAAAAAAGAAGTAAGCACAAAGAAACTACTTGAGGCCCTCCTCCACTCCTACATTGAGACCAATGACCTAGGAAACATATATAATGGCGATGGAACTAAATTGATAACACTTGACGAAGCTACAAGTTTTATTGATGGATTAAAGGGGGATGCTAATCCTGAGCAAGTCGCGTTTGAATCTTCGTTTGATACTATGATGGAGGAGTTCACTTTATACTTCCCTTATTCTGGGCGTAAAGGAACCCCATTTCACAAGATGTATAAAATCTGGAATAAGCAAGTTAAGCCTGATCTAAGTTCAAGATATAACAACCTTTAAATTATGATTGAAAAATATACAATGCCCGTGATCCACATGAATGGATCGGGAGAGGACAGGTTACGCAGACAATACAATGATTTGTTTGACGCTGTAAGCCAAGCGCAGATTAAACTCCTTTATGATACAGACTTCCATCAAAGGGATTACTACCCTCTTGGAGAGTTAGTCTGGTCAGAGGCTAACTTAGAAAGAGAAGAGATCAAGGAAGCCATGAACAAGGTTTACCAATATGCTAGGCAGCATATGCATTACCTCGACTATGGAAAGGAGCCATTAGCAGATGAAAATTAAAGTTACGTTTGAAGACGTCATTGAAGTCGAAGATCTGGAACAGGCTTACGATGTCATGATAGAGTACTGTAATGAAATCGCCAAGTACAAGGATGTAACAACTTTTAACTTTGAACCATTACCAAATGAAGATTAAAAACTACTTGGTTATAATGGAGGAAGTGAACCGCTTGCAGTTTGAAGTTGAAGCCTCTTCGGAGGCTGCGGCTATCGACTTGGTTGAGGTTGGGGAGGCTGGAGATCCTACCGATCAAAGGGCAATGGAGTTTAACTGCCTCTCTGTAAAAGAATACATTAAATAAAAACCTCGTAACTCGTTGACTATCAGCGAGTTACGGCCCACGGGCGGCAGCTCCCCCGTAACTCACTATCAATCAGTCACTTACGACGATTTTTATATTCTAGATTGATTTGACTTCGAAACGCTGGCTGGTATCGTGAAACGCCCCTTTATTTGGGGGGTTGATTTTGATCTGGGTTTATTTAGTTTTATTTGGGCGATCTGCGTTGATCTGGACCAGCCACGTTCGCGCCAATTATTTAAAATGTTTTGTGCGATCTGGGGCGCTGCATTATTTACGTTATTTCTTTCGATCTGGGGCGATCTCTTATTTGCGAAATGCCGCCCAACCTGCACTTTTTTTATTGTTTTTTAACGTGGCCGGTGCAGCGAGGTAATAGTTTTAAAAACTTTTCGTATTTACCCCCGTGCAGAAATTGACTTTTTTTATAATTTTTTTTGCTTGGCTTTACTTCGATGGAGTGAAAAGACCAACCTCACTGTAGCAGCCACGTTAAACAAAAAGGCCGCAAATCCTTTAAAATCAAGGAAAACTATTGTGTGGGGGTTTTTTATTATTTTTAATTAATTAATATGGCCAATCCACATTCCATATTTTAACCCTTACTTTCTCTATGTTTACCTCTCTTATTCTTACTTATATTATTGTTATGTATAAGTTATAGTATATGTTGTAGGTATAAGGGGTAGGCTTCGATGGGAGGTGCTATGTGCAGTAGGTATATAGGCGTATAAATATACAATATGTTGTGGTTCTAGTGTGCGGCACCACAATATGTAACAAACAAAATGATTTTGTAATTACAAATAAACAATATTATATATCACAGCCCCAAATATCAATCCTCGTATTCATATCCAAAATCCCCATCATTGTATAATCCTATTCTATATGGTGCTGGTAATCTATTTACCTTGAACATGAAGTTGTCTTTGATTATAATGCATTCCTTAGCCTTGTGCTTGGTTGCTTTTATAGCTGATCGAAGGGAGCAGTTATGTTGGAACATATGTGGGAGGGCGTATTTATAGAGCAGGAATTTATAAAAATAAAAAATACTACTGAAATTGATGCGCCCATTAAAGAAATCATCATATGATCTAGCCCCAAATATATTATGAGCTAAGTTCTTATCTTCTTCTACCTCCTCTGGTCCACCAATTATTCCGACTGATAGACCAGTTCCCCATTGTGATATTACATATCTCATGCTAACTCCTTCAGTATTTTCGAACCTTTGACTGTGATCTTACGCTTACCATCTATCTCCATGAATCCGCTTCTTAGGAGGTTGTTCTCTGCATCGAGTTGGATGGCAGAGCGAGACATCCCAGTAACAGCAGACAGCATCTGGAGAGAGCTGGGGCCGTTAGACTTAAGGACATCAAGGATCTGGACCTCTAAGTTGGTTAGGCCATGCGGCTTGATACCTAGAAGCTGTTTCATTTTCGCCCAAGCTTTCGAGTCAATCCTTGGGTTGTTATTGATTTCACAGAATGCTTTGATTTCTAAAGCTCTTTTGATAGCGCTACGAGCGTTACCCCGAACAGTGTCAGCAATCTGACTGAGGACAGACCCGTCGAATTGAATCCAATCAATCTTTTTCTGAATGATATGAGCAAGCTCCTTGGAAACATAAGGTTTAAAATCAACAATAGTCATACGATCCTTCAGTGGATCGAAGATCTTGTGGAGTTCAGTAGTCGCAAACAAGAAATTCTGTTTTTGAAATTCGAACGTCGCGAAACCTTCTCCAATCGAAACCTGCTTACTCTTAGCCCCTTCGGTATTGAATACCGTCAAGAATACTTCAACCAGATCCTTGGGGAGAGCATGACACTCATCGAAGAGGACAGTGATCTCCTCGCCAGCGATAGCTGGCATGAAGACCTGCTCAAAAAACTGTTGAGAGTTACGGATTGTCCCGCAATTAATCTCAAGAAGTTTTCTTTTGATTCCCCTAGCAAAATCTTTAGCGAACTCAGTCTTACCTAAACCTTTAGCTCCATTGAGCATAATCGGTGGAATGATAGAGCCAGCCTTATGAGCTTTTGCGTAAAAACCAAGGCGACCCTTGACTTCACTCTGACCTACAAGTTTTTCAAACATAGCTTAGTGGATTTGGAATTGGATAGTTTCTGTAGCTTCAGGCTCGTCAGTGACTGAAGAAATAGTCAAGGATGGAGTAGATGATTCTTGGATCTCAACACCAATATCCTCTATCCACTTCTTACTTACGGCCACCTTAGCGTTAGGGCCAAGATTAGCGTTAAGATCAGAGAGCTTCACTTTGATGAAACTAGTTGAACCTTTGGGGCGACCACGACCTCGTTTTGTTGTATTATTCATGACTGGATTTAAGTTAAGCTTTTGTTCTCTGGGAGTCAATTTTTTTTTGATTAAAATATGAATTATTATTCAGACCAAGATCTTGAGGGCGGGGATCAGGGGCATTCTTCTCAGCCTCCTCCGCTAACTCAGCCATGATCTGATGATACTCTTCATACTCTTCCGGGGTATTAAAAATGGGATGTTCGAATTCCATAACGAGGTCATTATGAATCATCGAACACCCCATAGCAAGGCTTTTTTTGATTAAATTTTAATTTAAATTACCATCACGCTTTTCTTTCAACATGGCTTTAGCTAATATCGCGTAATTTACGATATCATCGCAAGCATCTTCAACACTTTCATTTGCGACCTTCAGCTCCTTGTCATTAGTGAAAGACCTAATCCTTTGGATTTTATCAATAACCCTAAGTAGTAACCCTTGCACTGGATCAATCCCAAGGACAGATGCAGCATTGAAATTAGCAAAGGGATCTTTAGAAGTCTTTCCCCCAGTGTAATCATTGTTTTTTTGCCTCATAATATCCCTGCAAGTCTCACAGGTCTCTTTATGCATATTCAGTAGTTCTTCAGTTGTCATAAGATTCTTTCTCTTTTATTCTTTGTATATGTCTTTCCCACATTCCTTCATTGGAGTTGTCCTTTTTATATTGTTCTATAAAGTCTTGCGCTCTCTGGATTCTTTTAATTGCCAACTTAGATCTAGCTTCTACATATACTTGGAAAGGGAATCTAAACCAACAAATTAAACCGACAATCAAGCCTAATGGAATCCCAACCACGATAGAACCAACAAAAATAAATAATTCTTCGAAGAAACCCTTCATATATCACTTAAAAGTATTTAATTTATCCTGAGTGAGAGCATACCCTTTTCCATGTCCTAAATTAACAACATTCTCTTCTTTGATTAAGTCCTCTTTAGAAGCCCAACCAACAAAATCTATTTGATTATTATCTATAATACCCAGCACATATATATCTACGTCTGGATTAACCTTCATTGTTGAAAGTAATCTCCCGGTTTTATATGTAGTCGATTTTATATCGTAACGCTTACCATTGAGTAAGCCATCAGCGCTTCCACTGCGAGGAGTCAAACCTAAGTCAGGAAAAGTATTAAATCTTTTTGAGAATGCGTATTCAGCCATCACCCCAAAGACATCAGCTTCAGCCCCATCCTGCTTGCCTATCTTAGCGTCCTTAACCCCTGAGTTCCTTGCGATTAACGAGCGCATCCGACCAAGCATTTGGCAAACTGTGATTTCATCTGGCTCAAGTTTTATTTTCATTGGTTAATTATTTTAAAATGTTTTTTTATTGATCGCAGAAATTGATTAGTTTTTTTAATAAAAATTTAAAAATTTTGCAAAGATTAAAAATTATATCCTATATTTGGAAATATCGCAGTCGATCTGGGCTTTTTGAGACGAGTCCACCAAACTTACTTATTTTTTTTAGCTTGCTCCTTCTTGATTTTATCGTAAAACTTCCCTTTTTTTGAATTGTCAACCATGAAGTCCCCAAAGGGCTGCTTTTTATTCAGTCCGAAAATTTCTTTTAACCTCTTTGTTTGCTCTGGATCGAGGTTCACATCAAATTTATTTTTATTGCTATCTTGTTTCATAAAATCTTAGCTTTTTTATCTTCTATAAAGTAACACCAGTATTAATAACTCCACAGACACCAGTGTCAAGATTAATATCTCTTGTATATTCATCTTTTTTCTTTAGTAAGGCTTTTAAAAAGTTTAAAATCGTTTTTTGGAGAGGGAAATTGTTCGCGGAGTGGGTTTTCCTTATGCTTCCTCTTTGTCACAAGAGTATGTGTAGTGATAAATTTTATATATTCGCTACATCTTGGCTCTTTACACGCCTCAACCCAACTCTTTCCATGATAAGGCCCACCAATAAATATGAAACCGCAATCATCTTGAGGTAATATAGAAACATATTCGTTCCATATAGCATCAGATCCTGTTTTTATGGCCTTACCATTGTCTATAAATGATAAATGGTTATCTCTTTGATAATTTATGTATTCGCGAGTATTAGAAGCCTCAGAGTATTGGAGATCTAATAAAGGTTGTTTTGAATCTGAAGATCTTTTTTTCGAGACGCTTGGAAATGTTACACTAGCCCCGAAGAACTTAGCGTATTTCGACATATATTTTACAGTTTTTAGGTCATCAGGTAGGTCGAACCATTCAGTTAATTTCTTAGTTCTACCCAAGTTAAGCCTAAATTCTCGGAAACAAACATGAAAAAAGAACTCATCAAAACAATTTAAACCTTTGAACTCGGCCATCAATTTTAAATTTAACCTTTCTTTTTGCCGTCCTTTTGGGTAATTTGTTGTTCGCCCTCTATCACTAGCAATTGATTTTAATCTTTTAATTGGATTGTCTGCCTTACCTATTTTATAAAAGCCTGTATCTTCATCAAGAATGATATAAACAGAAGAATTGCGACCTATTCTTCCATAACCCCGGCTACAAAATTCTTCTCTGAGTTTTTTTACTTGATTGGCATCATACAGATTTATCCCGCTAAAAAATTCTCTGTAAAGATTCTCTTTTTGATAAGGCTTGTATTTGTGTTGATTGACCATATACTCTACCGCCAAATCAATCTTCTTAGATATCTCAACAGACTTTAAAATACATTTCTCCATTTATGTATGATAAACAGAAATGAAGTAATTTATATATTATATAGATATTTTTTAAGTTTTTTTAATCGTTCCAGTGCCTGATTGTATTCGCGATGATGAATCCACACGTTGTTATGTGGACAAACCACCAGAACGTTCGGATGAGGGCGGCAAGGTCAGCTTCCCGTGGGTTGTCTGACACCCTCTCACCCATCGTCCTACACCATATTCTCCATAATTTAGATTTCAAATCATTCAGCGCTAATCACGATATAATCATGAAAGTTTTTGTAACTCTCAGCATATTCGACACAAGACTTGAAATCTCCTGCATGGTCCACATAAGAAGAATCAATAACAAAATACTTACCCTCTGGGATTATAGCTGGTTCAGCACTTTTGGCTAAATGAGTTGAGGATATCCTCCAACCATCGCCACCATCGTTCTTAACAACGGTTTTAAATCTTACTGTATCAGCAGGATGAGCGTCTTCCCCATACCAACTGAGCATTTTATCCAGTTGCCACTTAGTGAGCATTACATGAGCTTCTACATTCTCTGGAGAGACTACTTTAACAGTCTCTCTGACCTGTATTTTAGGCTCTTTATAACCATGCCAAGCTGCTACTCCCCACAAGGGGAGACAAACAGACGCGAATAATAATGTTTTTTTCATAATTTTAAAAATGGTTTTCTTTCTTTAATGTACTTAACTAATATCTTCTCACCCCGTTTATCATATTCAAACCACCACTCTTCAGTGTAGCCACCTTCTCTGGTGATTCTATATATGATGCGGCCTAAATCGTCTAACTCAAAATTCTCAAACATACAAATCTTTTGTTTTTACATTGTTAACTTCTTTTCTTATGATAACAATAGGATCATTGTAGAAATTAGCATCCAAGATACTCTCTTTATTATACTCCCAATGCCTCAAAGCGTCACTTTCTTTGTGAAACTCTGGTATATCTGCAACTGGTTGATAAACAAAACCCCTATCTTTTACAATCAAATATACTTGCCTGTAACCTTTCATTTTTTAAACTCAAGCTTGATAGCTCTAGAAGTCCCTGCTAGTCCAAGGTAAACGTCATTCCCTTTTGTCAATGCACAGGTGGAGTAACCAGTTCCTAAACTCATGATACCAGAACCCATTTTAGCTGTCAAATAACCATCACTGAATTCATGTTCATAATCTTTCCATTGAATCTCATTAGTGTGAGGATTAATACGGAAACACTTTGTGTCAGCCCAGAATGCGCTGTAAAGCCAACCATCAGGAGCCAAGAACCCATGAAAGTTTTTGTTTTTATTAGCCACCTTTAGATAATCAGATGGTAGATCAATCTCTTCGTAGCTATCATCAGAACAATCAATAATGAGAATCTTCTTGCCTACTCTAGGGAGACAGAAAACTTTGTTCACACTCTTTACATATGTTGCCCCAACATACTTTACACTAAACCCTGATACCCCCGATGTAACAGGTTTACCCTTTAGTAATGAGCTATTGCCATCTTTATCTATCTTGAGAACCTTATTGCCTAAAGCTGGCGGCATATAAACATTCCCCTCTGGATCTGCTGCTGCGCCCCATACATGACCGAAAAACCCCGGTTGTGGAGGAGTAAAGCAGCCAGTTTCTCCAGTTTTAGTATCTAAAGTGTATATTTTTAGAGTTTTAGTATAAGAAGGCATATAAATGATACCATTCGCACCCTCTACTCCAGATCTAACCTGTGGGCAACTTTGGAATTTATTTTCGAGTGTTATAGCTCCTGTATCCCTATTTAAACGCCCTATAGATGTTGAATAAGCTGGCAAGAAGTAAGTAAAACCGTTCGAAGACTCCACATTTCCTATAAAGCCCTTATGACCCGTGACGTTTCTGCTAATAGAATCATTAGAAGTGTATGTTTCTATATGCATATCAGACTTGTAACCCAATGAATGAATCACGCCTTTGTTATCAATAGCCATAGTCCGTGTCTTGGTAAGGTTACCCTTGATCTCGCCAGACAGATACTTAAACATAGGCCAGAAAACCTGACCGCTAGTCTCAGCACTAGTCTCCGCGCTAGTGTATTCTGCACTCGTTTCTGCACTGGTGTATTCGGCAGAGGTTTCGGCGCTCGTATATTCGGCACTAGTAGTCTCCGCGCTCGTGTATTCGGCAGAGGTTTCGGCACTCGTATATTCGGCAGAGGTTTCGGCGCTGGAAGCTTCTTGTTTCAAGTCTTCCAGATCCTTTAATGACTTTGTTAGATCCTTTATCAGTTTGCTAATTATGCTATGTATCATGCTATTATATTATAGTTTGAAAGTCTAGTATTCTCAATTTAATTATTAGTGCGCCCGACTGGACTCGAACCAGTGACAAAGGGTTTATGAGACCCCTGCTCTAACCAACTGAGCTACAAGCGCATTTAAAATATATCTGGGAAAAGAAAATTAATTATACCTGAAGCTTTAATCAAGATTAATAATAAAGCCGCCGATATAATATAAAGAACTTTCTTCATTATATAAAATGTTTCTCGTATTTATCTGACCAATGAGGTTGTTTTTGATCAGCCTTAGCTCTTACAGACTCTTCGTATAGCCTGTCTATCATTTCGTTCTGTATTTTTCTCTCCCTCCAAGAAGGAGGATTAAGGACTTCATACCCGAACTTAGGCTCTCTTTTCATGAACCACTCAGCGGGGTGGAACATTCTAAATTGTAATATTTTTTTAATTAGGTTCTTCATCTAGCTCAGTTTTAGAAAGGAAACATGGGGTTGTATCACCCATATACGCTCCGATTTGATTAAAGTAAAAGAATTCAAAAGCTTCATCTTCAGTCATACCATCAGACTGCAAACGATTAATTACTTTTTGTTTGTCATAGCAATAAATAGTAGGCTGGCCAAACCTCTCGACAGTCCCAACGATACAATCGTCGTAGCCGACCATAACCAACATTTCTGATTCTTCTATCATTCTAGTATCATTTCACCAGAGAATACCTTCTTCGCTATTTCATTGCCGTCACCCTCAATTCTTTCCCCATTTGAACGGTAAGCTTTGAAATTCCGAAATTTATCTCCTTCGTTCCATATTAAAGACATTTGCTTTTGCCCATTCTCATACCAGCTATCGAAAGGACCATGAAGCTTACCTTTAGAAACCCCAGCTTTAGCGAGCATCTCTCCATTGATATGATAACGAATAGAAGTGCCTGTGAATAGATCATTGTCACTCATATTTGGTGAAGTATAAAATGTGTTTGAACTCATATCAACAAACAACTCTTCCCCGTTTATCGTCGGTCCTTCTGGATAATCTGCGCCCCTATTAATATAAGCGTCCACCCCAAATTTAAAGATTAAGGATAATACAGCAAAAACTAATGATATTTTAAATAATTTATTCATGTTCAAAAAATGATTCTTCAATCCCTCCCATAATATTATCTTCGTCTACTGGACAATTACCAAGAAGGTCAGACGCCATTTCGCCCTCCTCTTCTGTAGGCTCTTCTCCAGAAGTATCTATTCCGATAACCTGTTTAAATCTCTTTATCGAACCAAAGATATCAATAATATCCTCGTCCTCTAATTCGTAAGTTCGGACCTGCTGCAGAGGGCGAACTTCAGTTTTTTTAATTTTCATAATTTAATAACCCCAGCTATTTAAGGTATGTTGAAACGGATTATCTTTTATATCTCTGACCAAGTCAAGCATCTTTTCTGCTATTTCTCTGATTTCTTTTTGAGCATGTTCGCTCTTACGAAGTTTAATAAAGTTTGCAAAACTCCTCATGTTGAACTGGATATCAGCTTGTATGCGGCTATTGTAAGTCTTAAAGAAACGAGCGGATTCTTTTGCTCGTTTACGCCCTAACTCTGGTTCAAGATCAGCAAGACATTTATGGTAAAGTCTATTACCATCTTCAGTGTATTGCTTTAATTTTTGTTGCCAAAACTCTGGCCAATCATCAGGTATAAATGTTTTATCTTCCTTCAGTTCTTTGTATCGCGCCGACTCAGCATTAAGCGAAGATATTCGATGCTTAAGTAGGTGAATATGAGAGGCGATATCACAATCAACAAGGAAATGAACGCTACCTTTTTCAAAGGGTGTTTCATGTCCGTGGCTCCAAAGCATGTCGATGAGCTTCGGAATTCTCTGTCTCTTCTTTTCATCTAGTTCTCTTGAAGTTGATGTCCAAGCACTACAAGCAATAACTTCATCACTACCATAGTGTCCTAATAATTCTACTGTATTTGTCATGTTTTTAAACTAAAATGTTATTATCGTGTCTGACGTAGCTTTCCTAGCATATAGGAATCCTTCCTTCCTGTAGATGTAAAGCATTGGCCTAGTAAACGAGCTAAAAGTTCTTGGGTTTCTTTCGAGACGGCCATTAGGCAACTCTCTAAAACTCCAATCAGAATATGTTGTTGCCTGACCCATTTTAAAATCAATATTTAATTCTCTAGCAATAGCCCAAAAATAAAACTCATCAGCAAAGATAACCTTATCCTTCACGAAATATTTTGAGAATTGATCTATTGTATTTACGAATATCTCAGCGTCACTCCTCCTAAATGTAAAAAACTGACAAACAGCATTATACTTATCAAAGTTATAACCCCGAACACCCTCCTTCAATATTCTCTGACTCTTGACTTTCGTATGAAAACTAAAATGTTTTGCAAATGTTAAAACGCTATACCTCCGCTTTATTAATTCTACAGTTTCATTTAAGCTATAGAGAGGCAAGTGAGAGTCACTAATCAACGTAAAATATTCATTCTGTTTGTCTTCTAACGCAGCTTTAATTAGCTCTATTGTAGCCTCAATTAAAGAGAAATGTCCCCACTTTGTAGGTACGGTATTCTCAATAAAATAATCTTTGAATACGGGGCATTTTTTATTTTTAGAATGGATATAAAGATTAAATAATTCTTTGTCTCCACCATTAAAGAACTGCCTCCAGACATCCTCTCGATTAAAGGAGTCTAAACTAAGATTCAAAAAAGCTACTTTATGCTGGCTCATACCAATCTGGCGTTTTGCTGTATTGCCACTTAGCCATATAAGATTTGTCGTGATTGTAATATTGCCTGTATTTATCTACCACTGACATATCACTAAAACCTTTAACCAACCTACACTTTTGATCTTGAGCGATAGCGACAGCGAATTCTGTCTGTTCCTGCTTTTTGAAATGTAAGCGATGTTTGTTTTCTAAAATCCAAATAAAAGTTTCTGTACTTTTGTGGCGCTTCCCGTATCGACTGGTATACTCATTCAGAAGCGCCGCAGTATGTTGGACAAGCCATTCAAAATTCCCGCGAGACTCTCTAGTCCATATCGCAGATGGGTGATTGTAATGAGTTTTTTTGTATGGAGCTTCAAGATCCTGCATCCAAAATGTGGTGCAAAGAAGTTGGTTGCATTCAAGAATCATCTTAACGCAATGCTTATCACAATGCTGTCTAGCTGCAATCTCAGGGTCTTGATCAAGGCAAAATATATTCATGACCCCTTAATAGTATCTACCAGTTACTCCTCGTCAAGCGATTTTCTCCTATTTTTAAGCAAATTTTCAATATCGTAGATATAACATTTTACGCCATTATAAATATAATCCCACATCGAACTCTCTAATCTAGGTTTGGGTTGGATCTTTTCCACTAACTCATCGTAAATCCTTTTTTTCTCTAAATCTAACCCAGCTAAAGCTTGTTGAGCCTCTTTAATCAGCTCGATCTCCTCTTTTACAGTCATAACTCGCAAGAATATACGAAATATCAACCAAAAAATCAACTGAAAAGTGTAATTAATAGTGTGAAGAAGCTGTCTTTCGTGAATGTTTTGAATAAAAAAATAAAAATTGTTTACGAAGACATGGAGGATTGGGGCGAATGCCTTATGGATAATAAAATTATTAAATTAAATAAAAAATGCCTCAAAGACCCAGAACAACACTGGTGGACATTAGTTCATGAGGTCACACACATGATATTTGAACTCTCAGGGATAGCTTTTATGGCAGAAAATGATGAGGAAGCTTATGTCAGGTGCGTGGAAAACCTAGTTATCCCTTGGGTTTTAGACCATCAACACTTAAAAAAGTGAAAAAATAAATCATTTTAGGTGTAATCAATAGTATGCCTTTACCGACACCTAAAAACGGAGAAAAAAGATCTAAATTCATGAGCCGTTGCATGGTTAATCTGACTGCAAAAGATGAGTTTAAAGACGTTAAACAGAGAGCTGCCGTCTGCTCCTCTCAGTTTGAAGATGCTGAGAGTAAAGCTTCTGCAGTTGTTGGAGAAGAAGATAAGATTTTGTTCTTTTCTAGCGCAGCGCCCAGTGTAATGCAGCACTACTTTGAGACAAAAGAAGAAGCACTAAAAGACGCTAAGAAAATGGGCCTTGAAGGAATCCACCCACACAAAACAAAGGATGGTAAAACTTTATATATGGCTGGGCCAGATCACAAAACTTTCATGAAGCGCCACGATGAGATCTTAAAAGAAAAAGAGAAGTCTGACAGTAGCCTTTGGGAGAATATTAGAAAGAAAAAAGAAAGAATTAAAAGAGGCTCTGGAGAAAAGATGAGAAAAAAAGGTGACAAAGGAGCGCCGACATCTGATCAAATAAAAAAAGCTAAAGGAAAATAAGATATGCCACGATTAACTCAATCAAAAATACACTCGGACTTTTCTGCAGCATCAGGAACTTGGACTGGATATAGAGCGGAAGTCACTGGTTTTTATAACGATTATCCTGATAGTGAGTTGAATGACCACATCAGTAGAGAATTCAATAAAAAAATCAGAGATTTGGGTCAGGACGCCTCTCTGTATATTTCTCCTTTTGATGCTGGGTTACGTTATACTGGAGACGGTTCGGTCTTTAACGGTTAAACAACCCGCCTCTTCAAGGTTTTAAAGATGTCATACAGGTATTGATCCTGCTTGTCAGCTTTTCTCACTTTATTCTTCATTTCAAATGAATGTGAAGTATGAGCGATCTCGCGCTTAATAACCCAACCATCTTCAATAAAGTAATCAGAATCCCAACCGAAAACCTCTGAAATATAATCAATAGCAATCAAATGCCTTTGGCCTTCAGATATCTCAATTTGTACTTCCT